GGCGGCTCCTGATCGTCGAATTGGTACACCCGCTCATCATACCCGAGTGCTTCGACGTTCGCACGGAACTGACCGGACGGGGTTACGCTCGACATGAGCACCGGCCAAAACAAGTCGGACAAGGTGTTGAAAAACACATGCGTCGGAACCTTGCCCGGGTCCTGCTCAGTGATCGGCGTAAAGGGCAGCTCGGCGGCCATAGTGAACGTATAGTCGTCGACCCGTGCGAACTCCACGGGGCCGAACTTCGTGCCGTCGGGCTTGCGCATCACAACGACAGTGGCCGACTCAGGAATCGGTTCGTTGCTCGAGAACACCTGCGCCCCGTCCCATGCCCGTAAGTGGCCCTCAGTCGATAGTTCAGGCACCGTGTCCTGCACCTCGCAATAGTCCATGTAGGCGCTGGCGAACCCCGACATGTCCGTCGACCAGGTGTTTTTCCAGCGGCGGTACCGGGCGGCGGTCAGCTCGCGCATGCCCAGGCGCCAGGCGCGCGTTCGGTCGTTCACGCCCTCCAGGGTGAGGGTCGTCACCTTGTTGGGCTCCGGCAGGCCCGGCAGGCGGCATTTCACTGTTTCGGTGGTCCATGTGGTCGGATTCATGTATTTCACGTCGACTCCATCCGTGTCGTTGGGGGTGATAGGCTGTCCGGACCGCTTTATATCCGTGCTGTTCCCCACGCTGTACAGGCGCGCTGCGGCCTTCTCGGCATCGCTGCGCTTGGCGTCGCGCACGGGCCGGAGGATACCGCGCGGTGCGATCACCTGCGCATAGCCTGGGCGGCAAATAACGTTCAGCGCATCCTCGGCGGTCGTCTCCTTTTCGAACGAACCGTCGAAGTAGTCGCCACGTGCGGCCCATATGGCGTCGAGCCGGTCCCATTCGGCAAGGTCGAGCCGGGCGTCCGAGTACCCCCGGTCCTTGGCCAGGTAAAGCGCAGCGTCTCGGATAGAACGGGTCGGCCCCTCGGCTACCCACTCGCCGCCATCCCGGCGCGGCAAGATTCGCGTGCACCAGAACGAAACCATCTGTTCGGCCTGAGCCGCCAACGCACCGCCGCCGAATACCCGCACCGCAACGGTCGACATGTCAGGATAGCTGCTTTTTCGGTTCCGTAATCGAGACTTAAGACCATACCACTGGACTTGGTCAGAGACTGTGCCATCGGTAGAGTCGAAAGAAATACGCCGAACTTGAACTTCCGGGCGCATAAACGTTGGCAGGGCAATGCGGTGTGTAAACCCAACCTGGGCAATTTCGTCGCCTAAGTGCGTAAACGGGATGGCTGTCCACGGGCCGGCGGTGTCCAGATCGCGGTATTGCACCTCCACGTCAACCCCCCAAAGCTCAGGGTTAGCCCCGACAGTTTTGTAGAGGCCAGCTGGGTAGAAGAAATCAATTTCCAGGAGGTCGGTTTCCTCGCCTTCGGGGCACGCGGCATAGGGGCCGCTGAACCCCCCTGAAGTGTTCGACAGATCAAGAGTAAACAGCGCCCCGCTAGTGGTCAACGTGTTGTAACCGGGCCAGCTGCCGTCAGTAGCGCCCGTATCGGTAAGGCGTTCTAGGGTGATTACCTGGTCGGTTTCGGATAGGATGCGGAACCGCAAACCCGCATACCCCACTGTCAACGAGGCGTCCCCCAGCTGCAGCGCGGTAACTGGGGTCCCGTCAGGGTAGTCAAGGGTTACATAGTCAATATTCGGGCCCGCCATCGCCACGGAGTTGATTGTGAACTGGCCGTTGTATGCCCCCGCAACCTCAATTTTCATACCCACGAAAGGCGCGACCTGGTCCCAGGGGCCTGCAACATGATCCCGTAGCCCCAAACCCCCATCTACCACTGTCCAGGTGTACGGCGTAAGCGCCCGTACAATCATCCCCGCTGCCCAGCCCTCCGGCCATGTGCCGGCCCCTGTAGGGATCGTAACGGCAGTTCCGGCCAAGGCGTAGGTACTTGCATCCGAGTTCAACTGTATAGGGCTAGTCACAGTCATATCAAGGCCAGCCGAGCCCCCGGAGGTGCCCCCCACCTCAGCGGATGTAAACCAGTTGTCTGCCATTTCCTCAGAAGTGATATCAGCACCCGGGGTGTATGCCCTGACCGTTAGGTCGGCCCCGAGCGCAGCTTGGGTCGTCTCCCCCACTTTCGACTTTCCGTAGTCGATCAGGAATTTACCGCGTCCCAGGCTTAGGAACATTTCGGCGGCTTGCCGGCGGGGCTGGCCTTCGACGAAGTACCGCCGAATCTGCACCAAATGGTCGGGGTAAATGCGGCCTTCGCCGAACTTCTCTCGGATAACCTGCCCCTGCTTGACAGTGTTCGCCTTGATTGCAGCCTGGTCTAGGTCGTCCCGATCGCGCTGTGCGCCTGAGCCTGTCCCGACGCCGCCTACCTTCGGCGTCAAGAACTTCATGACGAGGTTCCAGGCACCGAGGGTGAACACGTTGATCACGTCATTGATAATGTCGCCGCGGGGGGTCAGGTAGAAATCGACCGGCGTCTCGGCGGTCAGCACGGCGCGTGCATAGCGGCTGGGCTCAAGGGCCAGCCCGCCAACCTTACACTGCCAGGGGGTCGGAGCGTTCTGGTCATACGAGGGCACCAGACGCTGCACGACTTCCAGCACCGTCTCGCCGGGCAGGTTCGGGCCAGACCAGATGGGGTCGTGTAGCTCAGGATTGCTGAACGGGCTGGGGAATACTCGGATCACGGTAGTAAAGGACCTCGGCGAATCGGGCCTCGAAGTCCGCCAGCGGTTCCACGCCGACTCCGCGCCCGGGGTTTATGTCCAGCACCATCAGCCGGCCATCAATGGGCACCACTATACCAACGTGAACGCAGATTCGCCCGCGAAATGCCGCTGCGATGGCCGCCGGTTCGGGCGGGGCGGCCTCCATGTGCTCGGCTTGCTGCTGATAGGCCCGTGTGAAGCCGCGCGGGTCCGTATTGCGACACTCGGCGAACGAAGGCAGCCAAGGGTAGCCCATGTCGTGCCGAACCTCGCGTACGAGCCCCCAGCAGTCTATCCGGACGGGCCCGCGGGCGCCGTCTTCGTACTGCCAGCGCTTGTACCGCCGGAAATCAATCATTGATGTACCGGATGCCCGGTGCGCGGTCCAGGGTGTACGTGAGGCGCGGCCAGGCGGTGTTCAGCAGGTCGAGCAGGCCGGCCTTCACTTGGGCAGCCGTAGCGTCGAACGTGGCACCCAGCACGGTCATTACGCTCGGCGGTTCGGCCGGGGCGCTGAGGTTCGGCCACAGGTATGCGCGCCGAGTAAGTGTGACCTCCGACTGCGCGTCGATTGCCTGAGTCAGCAGCGACTGGGCCGCACGTGACACGTTGTCCAGGCCAAACTGCAGTTCCTGCCGGGCCGAACCTTCCGACTTAGGTAACGCCACGTCCATGCCGCTGGCGATGAACGTGAGTGTGCGGCCGTCTTCCGTCACGGCCGTCTGGTCCTCGAACCCCTGGCACAACAGGATCGGCGCGGCCCAGGCGCTGGCCGTTATCTCCAGGGTCTGCAGCAGGACCTGTTCGGAGTTGCCCGAGCAGTAGTATTCGTTTAACGGGTTCATCCGCCGACCCTCTGCACGTTCGACACGCCCGCCAGGCCACGGAACATCGGGCCGCCGGACTCCATGTCATCAATGAACAGCGACACGAAGCGGCCCTCGTCGGTTTGCGTCGTTTCGGTGCGAACCTGGGCGCGCGACGAGTTGTTGTACACGTTGACAGTCACCGCGCCCGCGCCGCCAGTGGCGTCAGCGTTCGAGACGACTTCGCCCCGTTTGTTCGGCATGAGGTACTGCTGGCCGTTGCCGCCGGTGAAAATTTCCGGTGCGCCGCCTTCGTTCACGCGGTACAGGCCACCGCCGGCTACGACGCCGCCGTTCTTACGGCCGCCAAGTAGTCCGAGCATCTGAGGGACGGCCGAGGCCATGGCGGCGGCACCCGCGATGGCCGCACCGCCGAAAGACGCGACGCTTGCCGCTACCGCCGCGGGGGAGTAGGCAGACGCCAGGGTTGCGGCCTGTGCCACGCCTGCAGTAGTCGCGCCGGCTTGTGCGGCTTGGCCGATGGCGATAGCCTTTACCTGAGCAATACCCCATTCAACAACTGCGCCGACCGCTTGGTTAAAGATCGTATTGGCCAGCGAGCGCACAGCATCCTGGCTATTCATCGTTCCGCTTAACAGCCCGCTAAGCACTTGCGTACTGGTCTGCCCGAGCGCGTTAAGAGAGTCGATCAAGAACGCATTTCCTCGGCTCTGCGCAGCGAATATCTGCTCCTGCGCGGCCAATCGCTGCTGGTCGTACTCTGTTTCGGCGGCGTTCTTCAGCTCGAGGTACTGCTGGTCGCTCAGCAGCTTCTGTGCGTTAAGCTCTTGCAGCGCAGTGAGCTGCTGAGTGTAGTTCACCCCTGCCGCAGCCACCGGGTCTACTTGGGCAAGCTGCTGCTGAGCGTATTTCGCGTCGTACAGCGCCGCAGCGATATCGCGAATCGACTGAACCTGTTCAGGCGTCGCGTATTTGTTCAATGCCAGTGCTGCCTGATCCTGGGCCAGTTCTCGGGCAGACTTGCCGACGCTACCTAGCTCGGCACCTAGACGGGCAAACACTTGGATGTTCTGCTCGGTGCCCCGTTTGGCCTGTTCGTCCGCCCGGCGCTGCTCCGCTTCCTCTTTGCGCTTCTCCCGGGCCGCCTCGGACTCGGCTTTGCGGCGCGATGCGATGCCGGCCTGGGCGTCTTTCTGACGCTGCTTCTCGGCCTCCTGCATATTGAAGTTTTCAATGGCCAGTGCTACTGCCGCATCTTTCTCCTGCTGGGTTGCACTCGCCCCCAGTTTCTGCAATGCGATGATCTTGGCCCGCTCGACGCCCTGCGCACGCAACTGCTGATTCTGTTGGGCCAGCGCGTCGATTACCTTCTGGCCTTCCGCAGTGGTAGTAGCAGCGGGCTTGGAGGCCCCGCCGGCGCCTGCCGACTCGTCCTTGATCTGCTGTACGCGACGGTCCTGCATCGCCTTGATTTCGGCGTTGATCGCGTCGAGGCGCGTTTTAGTTGCCGCCGCTGTGACGTTGAGTCCGGCTTTTAACTGGGTCTGATACTGCTGCTCGGCCGTCGCGCGCTGCTGGATAAGTTCGGCAAACTTCTGCTGATCACTGGGGTTGAAGGTGATTTGAACGCCGCGGGCTATGCCGTCGAGCACCTTGGCCAGTTTCTGCGAGGCCCCGACCATCTGGTCAATAGTCGATAGCGCGGCGCCGAACTGTGTGACAACGGCGTTAGCAGCTTGCCTGACTGTGCGGGGCAGCTTGGCGAACTCCTGGTCGACTTCTTTGGTGCGGCCGAGCAGAACGTCGAACAGCGCCTCAGCAGTAATCTGGCCGTCGATCATGGCCTGGCGTAGTTCGCCCATGCTCATGCCGAACCCTTTCGCCATCTGGCGCGCCAGTTCAGGGGTGTTCTCTACGATAGAGTTGAATTCTTCCGCGCGCAGCGTACCGGCGGCCAAGCCCTGGCTCAGCTGGCGTAGCGCGTTGGCAGTTTCTTCCGCACTTGACCCGCCAATCGTGCCGATCTTCTGCAGCGTTGAAGTCAGTTGCAGGACTTGCGCGTTGGTCGCCCCTAAGCTCTTGAGTGTCGAAGTCAGCGACTCCCATAGGCGGACGCTGTCGCCCATCGAACTGCCCGTTTGACTGGCAATGGCGAGCAGTGACTGGTAGGTGCTACGGGCGGTTTCAACATCAGCGCTTAGGCGCGTAATACGGGCCTGGAACAGCGTGAACTGTTCGGCCATCTTGCCCCAGGTGGCCAGGGTTTGCACGGTTATGACGCCGGCGATAGCCGCGGCCAGGGGGGTGAGTTTCGAGGCGAAGCCTTCCGCCTTGCTTCCGGCGTCGTTAGCAGCCTTGCCGACCTTGCTGAATCCGTTACTCAGATCACCGGTCGAAGCATTGGTCTTGCCCATTTGCTTCTCAACGTCGGCAAGCCCCTTTTCGGTCTTGGCGATCTGCCGGTCTACGTCTTTCGAAGTCGTGAGCAGGCCGTCCGCCTTCGCGTCAACTTCGTAGTAGATCGTGCCGAGGTCTTGTGCCATCAGTGCACCCCTTTAGCTGCCTGAACTTTATCGAACCATTCCATGGTCGCATCATACTCGCTCAGGGTGGGCGCGCGCTTGGCGGATTGCTGTTCTGGCGTTTCCATTTTTGGGTACTTCGCCTCGATCGCCAGCCGTATGCCGGTCATAGTCATGCCCCAGGCTTCTCGTTCGCTAACCGCCAAATGGCCCATGGCTAGCGCGGCGAACTTTCGGCACTCGAATAGCTGCGAGTACTCGTCGTCCCTTGGTGGCTCGGCGTTTTCCTCTGGTGGCTCCGGGTCCCCCAGTACGCCGTGGCGCAATAGGGCCTGTGCGATGGTGACCAGGTCGGCGGGGTCGACAGCTCCCATACGCCAGCCACCCCGTGGCGAGAAGTATCCCGTCAACGGGTCGAGGTCTGTTTCTTCAGGTGCGCAGGCGTACCACACGTCGAGCGCGGCCCGTAACTGCTGCTTGATCGACAGGCGCGTGCCGTTCAGCCCCTGGCCGAACACCACGGCGACGGTCTGCACAATTTCTGCCGGCGTACCGAGACGGGACATGGCAAGCAGCGAGGGCCGCAAAACTAGCGACCCCCCTGCATGATGAACCCCGACCTCGCCGATATGAACGAGTGTCACCCCTCGACGATCCAGGCGAGCACGTCAGCCGCACCACCCGTGACGGCAACAGCGCCGGTCAGGAAGTTGCGGATCGAGCTCAGCACTACGGCACGGGTCGCACCGGCCGCCAGTACGATGCTGTAGCCGGCAGAGTTGTCGATCGGGCGCCCCTGGCCGGGCAGACTGACCGTGGAAACGCCATCCCCGTCAATCACGATGGTGACCTCGGCGACGGTGTTGTTCTGCAGGTACAGGGTCTGCACTGCGGCGGCGTTGAACACGAGCGAGTCGGTGCCGGTAAGTTCGGTCGGAGTTACCGCGAAATCGCCGGCCTTGTCGCGGGTGGTGATGCTGGAAATTACAGCCATGTCTCGCTCTCCTTACACGACAGGGGTCGGAACGGCAGTACCGGCCTTGATGGCGGTCGCCTCGAAGCTGAAGGTCACGGCCGAACGGTTCTCACCGGTGCGGCTCATGTTGTTCACCAGCGCGGGGAAGGTGAAGGTCAGGTCCGGGTAGGTCAGGCGGATCCAGGCGTACGGCTGGCCACCGGTCGCTTCCGGGTTGTGCACGTGTTGGGTCAGCGCGATCTGGTTGGATGTGCTGTCGTCAGCCTTTTTGCACAGGCCGTCGCCGGACACGGTCATGTTCAGCGACGCGGCGAGCTGTTCCATCACCGAGCCTTCGTTGTCGTCACCATCTGCTTCGGTCAGGTCCCACTCGAGCGAGAAGTCCTTGGTGGTCATCGCGCCGACGCGTTTCCAGTCGAGTTCGACCGGCACTTCCTCCGGGCAAAGGATCTGATACTCGAGCACCGCCTTGATGCCAGTGAATTTACTTTGTGCGCACTCAGCCATGGGATGGCCTCCTAAACGAGAAGTTGTAGAGAAACGCCATACCACGGGCGGCCCGTGTCAGTATAGCCGGGACCCATTATGCCACCGATCACGTCGATTTGTGCGACCCCGCACGCCTCAGTATCACCCTCGACCGTCAGCCGCGTGATAATCCGCTGCATCAGGTCTCGCAGGTTCTTCAATTCGCCCGTGCGGCTCTCCCAGTCGGTTGGCCCGACGACCACTACGCGGTAGGTGTAAGTCTGCATCACCTGCTCGATCTGGCCGTCGTCCTCGACGATAGACACTAAACGTTCGTTCCGTTGGCTCTCCAGGTCGCGCCAGGGGCCTCGAAAGTACTTACAGGTTGCCCAGGTGCTGTCCTGCTTCAACCACTCGCTAAGGGCCTCGTAGGGGCTCATACGCTCATGCCTTTGATAATCGCCTTTTTGATCGCATCGAGGCCGTCGCGCTCGAAGCCCTTAGTCAGGAATTCCGGCTCGGCGTCCGGGTCCCAGTAATTGCCGGTGCCGGGTGTAGGCCGTGGCGTGTTCGTGCCTTTGAGCGTGCCCTTGGCGCCGTGCACAGCCGCCGCGTAGGCTGCAGTGTACCCGTACCGACCGACCCAGCCGTTGCCGGACTTCACGACCTCGCGGAAACGAGAACGCAGGAGGTTCCCCAGCGCGTTCGGTGTGAGCAGGTCCGCGTACATGCCGCCGATGACCATTACTTCCGTCACGGTCTTCTCGGCCATGGGCCCGGTGATCTTGTCGACCAGTTTCGCCCAGTTCTTGCGCACGCTCTTGGCCATGGTCAGGTGTCCAGTCGAAACGCCGGCGGCTCGTCAAAGAACGACATGTCGTCTTCGTTCTTGCCGAGTATCTCGCGCCATTCGGGATTGGTCGAGTTCAAGCGGATTTCGTCGAACACTCGGGGTCGCACGTCTTCCGTGTGCACCTCCCAGGCCGGCACGACTTCACGCCCCTGGCTGTCGGACAGAACTTTCTGTTCCTTCGGCATGCGCCAGGTGCATTCGATCTCGTAGGGCTCGCCCCACATCACGCCGCCGTTCTCGGTGTCGGTCTCGCCGCGCGGGCGGACGGTCGCGGTGTTCGTGTTGGCCCAGCCGGACGTGGTGTTACTTGCCATAGCACGCCACCCCGATGCGAGCGCCGTAGCGCTTAGGCTTGGTCGGGTCCTGCGGGATCACGTCGCCCAGGCAGTTCGCCGGGTCGAACGCGCCGATCACGGACAGGGTGCCGCGCCACATCTCGGCCAGTTGTGGTGTGCTGAAAGAGCGGCTCGCACCGTTGGGTGCGCTCTGCGACGTGATGTATCGCGGATAGTTGGCCATGGCCAGTAGGTAGGCCAGGGATAGGGTCAGCATCGCCTGTGCGGCGTCCGTATAGCCGTTAGCGGCGAAGCACTCAGCCAGGTCGGGATTGTTCACCAGTTCGACAATCGCGTCGACGACAAACGACGGCAGCGCGGTTATGCCTTGGGCCGTCAGGTACTCGTTCAGTTGGTCGGCGGTGATCGCCATGGGGCACCTCGAAAGGGATGGGTGAGATGGAAGGGATTGTACCACCGCTCCGCCATGGAGCCTTATACGTCTATATGTATATTTATACCTATTAATATTAGAAGTATCTCTACATACCTATAAGACATACAGAATGGCCAGTGTTTTCAGGCGGTTCGGACGGGTAGACATGAAAAGCTCGATGTAGGCACGATGCCTATTGACAGTGCAGAAAAGCGGCCCTATTATGTGCTCATCGAAACGAACAACGCCCTGGAGGGCAAGACGATGAACAAGCCAACCACCCTGAACAACGGCATTCAAGTAGCCCACCTGGAAATCTACCCAAGCCGCCGTGGCGCGACTGGCATGTGCAAATCTGTTCGTCACTGGTGCTTCTGCGTCATCCTGAGCAACGGTAAGAAGCACACCGATCAAGGTTACGCCAGCAAGAAAGAAGCTCGCGAGTTCATCGAACGCTTCTCGCCTGACTGGGTAGCCTAACCAACCCGCCACCCACACGCCCCTTAACTGGGGCTTTGGCAGTACCGAACATCGGCCCGGAGGCTCAACCACATGATCACTGACAAAACGCTAGACGAAGCGCTTGTAGAGGCGCACCGATTCATCAAAGCCGCGAAGGCGCTGCGTGCTAAGCGCAAGGCGGCTGATAACTGCCGCATCACTGGCACGGTCGTCGAGCACGCAGCCTGCAAGCGCGCCTCGCTCGACCTAACCCGCAAACTGGCCGACCTTCGGCAAGGACGTTAATTATGCTCGTACTCACTCGAAAAGCCGGCCAGTCGGTCCGTGTCGGCGAATACTCGGTAACAGTGCTCGGCACCTTCGAGCGTCGCGGTTGCCGCGTGCGGGTCGTCGGACCCGATTGCGACATGACCGAATCCATTTACCCGGGCGCCGGTATCGGCTTCGGTGGCGGCACGTTGTGGGGCGGTAAGCGCACGCAGCCCGGACATACGGCCCTGGCGTTCGATTTCCCGCGCGATGTGAGGATTGACCGATGCTGAGCCTTGTATTAGTGGCAGCCCTGTGCGGGGCTGGCGGGTGCGACTATCTCGACGTTACCGGCCGGTTCCCGGAGGTGACCGACAACGAGTCGTGCTTTGCGACGGCTGTCTCACTCAACGAACAGAACGCCGGAATGGGTGAGGACCCCCGATTCGCTTGCTTGGAGCCTGCGACGTTCGTCCGGCTCTCGCACAAACCGGAGCTGTAGCCATGGGGCCCCTTAGCA